CCGTTGTTTCCGATGTCGTTGGCGAAGTCCTTCAGGTTGATCTTGGTGCCCTCGGCCAGGCTGTCGATATTGCTACCAGCGCCGCCCTTCTGCTGGTCGAACATCTTCTGGTAGTTGTTCATATCGCCGGTCGTGCGCTGGGCGATGTCAGACCAGGTCTCGCCGCCCTTGACGGTGTACATGCCGTCGGCGTCGAGCATGCTCTTGGTGATCGCCGAGTTGTCGCCGTTCTCGGCACCGGCCACGCCGCCGTCGGCGATGGTGCCGGAGGTCTGCCCACCACCTGGTGTGGTGTAGCCACCACCACCGGGAGCCGGAGCAGCGCCCCCCGCAGGGGCGGGGGTTGGGTTGTTGACGGTCTGGGGCTGCGTTTCTCCTACGGGAGCCTTGCCCGGCGCGCTTTTAATACCGCTCAGATCAGCATGAGCCTGGGGATCATTGGGACTACCTCCAGACGGAGGCGTGGGAGGGGTTCCTGGGGCGGTGCGATCAATCCTGGTCTGCTCGTCAGACCGATCATTGCGACCGCCAGGAGCGTCATCAAAAATTTTAGGTACTGAACCTGGAACACCTCCAGGGAATCTTCCTCCCGCAGTATTGACTTCCACCTTCGGTGGACCAGCCGAACCAGATTCAGTCGGACCCTGCTTTGGTTTCGGAGCACCCTTAGATTTCCCCGGCCACTCTTCGGCCACCTTGCGCACCATCGCGACGAAGCGGTCGGCGTCGACACCGTGCGAGCGGGCGTCCTCCACCGCATCCTGAATACGGTGAACCTCGTCGGCCATCGAGCCGAAGTTGCCCTCCTGCGAGGTGTGGGCGTCGCTGCGCAGGGTGTCCAGCGCGGGACGGGAGTCCTCGATCTCGGGTGCCCGGTAGTCGGAGGGGACGTCGTCGGACTCGGAGGCGTAGCGGGCCAGGAAGGCCACCAGCTCGCGCGGGTAGGGGCGCTGGGCGACCTCGTAGTCGCGCATCATCCGGGCGAAGTGAACGATGTCCTTATCCGACACCACGTCATCAGGGCCGGTCTCGGTGCGCTCGTCCTTGGTGACGTCGAGGAGGGTGTGGGCGTCGTCGGTGTCGTTGACCACCATCTCCGGGGTCAGGCGCTCTGGCCCGTTCTGGAGGTTGTCGGCGGTGCGCAGGCTGCCGCCCTTGAGGTAGGGGAAGGTCAGGCCGCGATCCTGCTTGGGGGCGCGGGTCGGACGCTTGGTCTGCCGGGGCTGATTGGTGAGGTGCGAGGACTGCATCGTCAGGTAGCTGGCGTAGGCGTGGCTGCAGAGCCGTCCGACGTAGGTGAACTTACGCCGGAACGCCCACTTGCCCCACTCGCAGGCGCAGTGCCAGTTGCTGATCGCGTGGCTCCCCGTCCCGCTGCCCAGGCCACCGAAGCTGCCGTTCTTGAGGATCAGCACGTCATAGGTGCCGTGGTCGCCGACCACCGAGGCCATGATCCGGTTCGGGGCCAGGTCCTTGACTGTGACATGGCCGTCACGCTTGAGGCGCATCGCCTTGGCACGGACGTCCTTCCAGGCGGCGGTGCGGATCGAGGAGTCGGCTTCGACCAGGTCCATGTACTCGGCGAACCGGGGATTCAGGCCCTCGTCCATCAGGTGGCCGATCCGGTTGATGTAGGCGTCCGGGTCGTGGCGGAACTGTGCCACCGGGTTGTTGTGGTAGTCGGCACCGGCGGTGATGTCGATGAATTTGTCGCTCAAACCGGCGGGTCGGGCGTAGGCGTCCTTGACCAGTTCGCCCCAGCCGCCGCCCATGTCGGTCGGGTCACCACCCTCTGCAGGGGCACCACCCTCGTCGCCACCACCACCGAACATGTCGCCGATCAGTGCCGGGCCGACCGTGCGCAGCAGCGGGAGCGCGAGCGCGGCCGGGTTGGCCTCGTGGTGGCTGCTGCTCTTGATCAGGTCGCCCCAGCCGGAACCGGGGGCGATGGCGTCCAGCGCCTGGTTGACGTGGTTGTTGACCATGTTGATGCCGTGGCCGACCATGTAGCCCTGGGCGTGGCCCGGGACGTAGTCGCCAGCCTTGTCCGAGACCCAGTCGATGGCCTTCTCGGGGACGAGGCCCTGGGGGATCATGGACTTCGCCATCCCGCTGGCCTGATCCCTGATGATCTGCTGAACCCGGGGGTGGTTCATCACCAGGTTGTGGGGCGAGAAGGCATGCTTGGCGAACAGGTCGCCGTCCGGCTCGGGAGAGCCGGAGTCCTCACCCTCCTCGAAGGTGATCGAGTCGGACGGGGTCAGGCGCTCGTCGGCGTCGATGTGATGGATCGGCTGGATGGTTGACGAGCCGTCGTCGCCAAAGGTTCCGATCGCGTCGTGCTGCGGGTCGGGGTTGTAGGGGAGTTCGGTGGAGTTGTCGCTGTCCAGCGGTGCCCAGGCCAGCTTGGTCTGGTCGACCCACACCTCGAACCCGGCACCGGCAACCTTGTACTGGGTGCGGCCACGCACGGTCTCCTGGTCGATGATCCGCCCCGGACCGTACTCGGTGTGTACCTGCGACATGGGGTTGTCCTCCTCAAAGGGCTACTACCCATTTGAGCGGGACAAGGGAATGTTTACAGGAGGCGGTGCAGAGGTTTTGTCAGACCGTCTCGGTACAATAAAAGAGACAGCCACCACCGACCGGAGGGATTACCCGAAAAATGTTCGATCCTCAGAATGTCGTTCTCGCCCGAATCGCCCGCGCCGAGGGGATGCGACACCGGACCACCGTCCTGGGACTGCACGACACGGCCGCCGAGTGGGGTCGGGTGGTGACCGAACTCGAAGCCGAACTGGAACGCCTGCGCGGGCGGTGAGAGTCAGTTCTTCACAAAGAGCGGAAGGCCGAACAAACCCGAGTCGGAGTGCTCCCAGAACAGGCCCCAGGACTTCTTGAGCATCTCGACCCTCTCGAAGGTCTCCACGTCCGGGACCGCCAACTCGACCGTGTCGCCGGAATCCTGGGCACACACCCCGTGCTCGTTGAGATAGCTCGCCAGCGAGATCGCCTCATCGACGTGATCGGTCTGGATGGTGTGGTACGAGATGTTCTTGACGATGGGCATGGAGATCCTTCCTCAACGGGCGGTCAGGGTTCTGGCGGACACACAAAACCCCGGCCCTGGCACTCCTTCAGGAGGCTGGGGCCGGGGTTTGGAGGGTTACCCGGTTCGGGGCTTTGGTGCGAGTTTCGGTGAGTGTTGGCGGGTCATGCCGATCCTCATGAAATGAAACTCCCTTTGTCCGGCAAGTGATTTGGCTAACATCTTAGCACAGCCACTACTGTCACCAGGACGGCTCGACGCCAAATACCTCAAAAAACTGTTCGAGCATGTCGTCGAGGATTTTCTTCGAGTCGTGCGCCCCACCGGCCAGGATTTCCGGCCAGTCGGCCTGCAGCTGGCCCCGGTAGGCGTTCATGTTCAGCGCACGATAAAAGTTGGGATCATTGACCAGGTCGGCGACCTTGGGGTGGCGTGCCGGAGTGAAGTCCCAGTTGCTGATGATCTCCAGACGCTTGATCTGATCTTCGACCTGGCCCTCGGTGAGGCGTCGGCTGGCACCGTAGGACGACGGTCCGGCCTCGAAACGGCTGGCACCGACCTGACGGGGTTCGCTGCCGCGCATCTCGTCCGACTCGGCCGGGCGCTGCCGGTTGCGGGGAATCTCGGACGGCTCGGCCACCCCGGGCGGCAGTTCGGGGCCGAGTCCACCGCTGGGCGGCGACCCGGCCGGGGGCGTGCCGTGCGGGCCGTTGATGTTGTTCAGGCCAGCCACCCGGGCGTAGTGACCCGCCGACGGGTTGCCGGGGCCGGACGCGGCCGGACCCTGAGCCGAGGGTGGGGTGACGTTCGGCCCCTGAGCCGGTCCTTCTGCAGGCGGTGCCTCCTCGTCGGGAGGGGCCTGCTCCTGGCCGGGAGCGGCACCGGGCGGCATCATCCCGCCGCCCGCCATCTGCTGCTCCATCATGGCCTTCTGCATCTCGATCTGCTCGGTCTGCATCTCGGCCTGGGCCTCCCCGGCCACCGCCTGGGCCTCGCCCAGTTCGGTCTGGGTCTTGCCCTGACGCAACTGGAGGGTCGACATGAGGTGCTGGGCCAACTCGGGCGGGTAGGGCAAGTTCTGTGCGTCGCAGAGGTCTTGAACCTTCTTCATCGCCTGCGCGGTGGCCATCAGCTTGGCGACCGACTCCTCGGCCTGCTTCTCCAGTTCCTGATCGAACTGCATGTCGATATTGACGGCCAGTGTCTTGTCCGAGACCGGGACACCCATCGCCTTGAGTTGGCTGATGAAGGCCCGCTCCTGGGCCTCGTCGCGCAAATTGAGCGTCGAGAAGTGGATCTCGGGAATCAAAAGTTTGGGTACCCTCTTGATGTATTCCTCGCCGGTCTCGGGGTCGGTCTCGACGATCTCCCGGTAGATCGGCACCCGGACGCCACCCTTGAGGTCGTAGTCGTAGTGGCCCTGCGCCTCGGCGATCACCTCGGCCCGCTTAATGATGTGGCGGCGGAGCGAGTTCTGGAAGCCGACCATCATCTGGGTGACGAACTCGCGGTTGAGCGCCGAGGAGGCGTAAGCGCCGCCGGTGCCGCCCGAGATCAGGGCCTCACCGATCCCCCACGCCTGCAGGAGTTTGGTCTGCACCCGCTCAAAGTCGCCGTCGAGGTTGGGGACGCTCTCGCGCCCGAAGACGTTCTCGACCTTCAGACCGAAGTTGTGCACCATCAGCCGGAAGTCGGCGGCCAGGGCGGCCTGCAGGTCGTCGCGGGCGTCGTCCAGTTCGGCCTGGTCGGGAATCCACGGCTCGCCGTCGCCCATGTCCTCGATGCCCAGGGTTGCCAGTACCAGCGGTGCATACAAACGATCGGCGACCGCGTCCTGGGCGGCCATCAAACTTTCTTCGGTCATCAGCGTCCGGAAAGACCGCAGCAGGTGCGGGGTGCCCCGCCGCGCCCACGGGGTGGAGCGGTTGACGATCCGGGAGACCAGGGCGTCGGAGATGTCCAGGCCGTCGTTCTGGGCGGCGGCCTCAATGATTTCCGGGTAATACTTTACCAAATCTTGGTACTCACGGTTCCTCTGGAGCCGCTCGCTCGGTGTCTCGTCGGCATCGCCCAAACCGCCTCCCTGCGGTCCCTGGCGAAGGTTGTCGACCATCTCCTTGACCAGAAGCTGGACACGGTCGCGCTGGACGAACAACGAACGCGAGACCCGCAACATGTCGGGGTTGAGTATTTCCTCGGAAGACCAGACGCCCAGCGACTCATTGAAATGCGCTAACGAAGTTACCTCTCCGACCGTGAAATACTCCCGGCCCAACTGGTCGGGGAGAAACTCCATGTAATTCAATTCCCCGAAGAACATGTCCTCATAGAATTTTTGAATCAATGGGTCTTTTGAAGTGAACTCAAGTCCGACGACGGGGAATTTCGAGTAGATGTCGATCAGCAGTGGAACCAGGTCATGGGTGGCGTAAAAGAGACGACTCCAGCGCCGGATGTCCTTGAGTTCCTCGTCGTCCTCGACGTTGAACGGGATGCCCTTGTCGGCCAGCGATCCTAGCGGCTGGCGCACCTTGGGCAG